AGGTGACGGAACTTCTGGTCTATATATTTGGGGCGCACAACTAGAACAACGCAGTGCAGTTTCAGCCTACACAGCAACAACAACGCAAGCCATTACAAACTACATTCCTGTTCTACAAACAGCGGCATCAGGTGTAGCAAGGTTTGATAATAACCCTACTACTGGTGAATCATTGGGATTGTTGATTGAGGAGAGTAGGACTAATATTAACATTTACTCTGAGCAATTAAATAATGCGGCTTATACTTTATATGGTTCTCTATCGGTTTCGCCAAATGTTGTAATTGCACCTGATGGCACTTTAACTTCAGATATTGTTATTCCATCAGCGGCTACTGGAACTTTTGGAATTGGTCAAGGTTTGGCAAAAGCCGCATCGTCAATCACTTATACGTTAAGCGGATTTTCTAAAGTTGCGGGATATGATTTTTTAATTTTTCGTATTGATAATGGTGCGGGAAATGGTGTGAAGGGTGCATTTAATATTTCCACTGCTACTGTCTCCACTGCGTTTGCAACAAATGGTAGTGGATTTACATTTGTTGGCACTTCATTGACTTCTGTTGGCAATGGATGGGTCAGATGGTCTGTGTCATTTACAACTGATACAAGTATTACACTACGCCCAATCATCTATGTGTCTAATGCTACTGGAGATGGATTTTCTGTTCCCTCATACACGGCAAATGGTTTTAGTGGAATGTTTATGTGGGGTATGCAACTAGAAGCAGGCGCATTTGCAACTTCATACATTCCTACTGTTGCATCTACTGTCACACGGGCTTCTGATTTGGCATCAATGACGGGTACTAATTTTAGTAGTTGGTATCGTGCTGATGAGGGAACAATTTTTATTGATGCCAATGGATTTCAACCAGCGTTAACTTTTACCAATGCAAATAGCGGATACAACAACATTCGTCAAATTTATAGGGTAAGTAGTCAAACAAATTCGCCATTGTATGTTTATGAAGCAAACAATGGAGTTGCTTCTGTAAATACTCAAAGCATGGGAAATACTAATGCATTGACTTTTAAATGTGCTTATGGATTTAAAACAAACGATTTTGCAGGTTCAGTAAATGCGGGTACTGTTGCCACAGATACATCTGGAATACCCGCTTTACCGGTTGACAGACTGGGTATTGGATTAGATTTCGGAGTTTCTGCAACGTCTTGTCTTACTGGAATTTTTAGGAAAATTGCTTTTTATCCACAACGTCTTTCAAACACAAATCTTCAAGCCTTAACTTCATAAAGGAAAATCATGTCAGCAACAACAACTTGGGTCATAGAATGGATGCAATGCAAACCAGTTGAGGGAGACCTCACTGATGTAGTAGTAACCGCAGGATGGAGATGCAATGGTGTACAAGATACATACAGCGCTTCTATCTATGGTACAGCATCATTCACACTTGACCCTGAGTCAACAGACTATACACCTTACGCAGACCTAACTCAGGAACAAGTTCTTGGTTGGTGCTGGGCTAATGGTGTAGATCAGAGTGCAGCTGAGGCTTCTATTCAGTCTCAGATTGACGCACTTATTAACCCGCCTATTGTAACACTTCCGTTACCTTGGGCACAATCTTAAACTAACTTAACTTAAATAAAAGGAAAATGACAATGAGTAAAGAAACAAAAAAACCTCAGATCATTATCGATGATAAAGAATACAATTTTGATGACATGACTGACCAACAAAAAATCTTGGTTAATCATGTAGCAGACCTTGATCGCAAGATTAGTTCTACCCAGTTTAATCTGGATCAACTCATGGTTGGTAAGCAAGCATTTGTAGCAATGCTTAAACAAGAATTAGAAAAAATTGTTGAGCCAGATACTGGCGTTCAAGATGTAATAGCAAAGGAAAGTTAACAATGGAAGCCATTCAGGATAATGAAGTAAGTCACTCACAGATATATGAACGACTTCTTGCAGTAGAAGTCAAAGTAGATAAGCTAGATAAAAGTACAGAAGAAGTCGTTAAGGCTTTCAATGCAGCTCAGGGTGCATTCACAGTTCTTGAATGGTTTGCAAGAGCAGTTAAACCAATAATTATTGTTGGTACTTTCTTCGGTGCAATCTGGTTAGCTATAGATAATAAACTTCATATGAAATGAAGTGGATTGCATCAGCTATATTGCTGTTAGCCTTAGCGTCATCTGCAGAAGACAAATGTAGTGTAAGAGAGTTTTATAGTATAGCCTATACTCTACACAACCCTACAGAACGTCATATGCAAATGTCTCGTTGGTTAACTAATCACAAAGATTTATGCTCAAGTAAAGATATGGTTGTCATATGGAATAACCTATCTGAATGGGCAGGAGCGGCAGACAGCGCAGAGATTAGACACAAAATTGTTCAAGGGTATAAGGATGCACTTAAGAGGGAGAGCAAATGAAGCTTTATAGTTATGATAAATATTACCCTGTAGTGCATCCTACATATTCAGATGTACAATTAAAAATGTATAATAAGAAGTTGGAGTTATTAAATGTTGAAAGAGAACTTATCAGAGAAATTAAAAAAGTTACTAAGGCATTTAGAGATTATCAACTTGAGTTATATGATATCAAGAATCGGGAGCTTATTGTCTCAAGACAAATCAACAACCCAATCATTGACTTCTACGCATAAGGAAAAACCTATGGATGATATTAAAGCTAAACTAACATATAATGTTACCTTTATGGTTGCATTTACACTGTGCTTATCAGTGTTAGCTATGATGGCTGCTTTTGTTCTTGGCTTATGGGCTAAAGAAGTTGATAATGCAGAGATCTTTAAATTACTTTCTCCAGCATTTCAAACTATTGTCGGTGGATTTATTGGTCTACTAGCTGGTGTTAAGCTCTCTCATGACGATGATAAAAAGAAACATCATTATCATTGCCCTCATTGTAAGGAATAATATATGTTAGATATTTTAAGTGGTGGTATTCTAGGATCATTGTTTGGTGGTCTATTTCGACTTGCCCCTGAAGTACTTAAATGGTTAGATAAGAAGAATGAACGTGAGCATGAGCTTAACATGTTTAAGTTTCAATGTGATCTTGAAGCTCAACGTGGTCAACAGAAGCTAGCTGAGATTGGCGCTCAACGTGAAGCCGCTATTGATGTTGGTGTTATGGGCGCTTTCCAGTCTGCCATTGAACAACAAACAGAAATGGTTAAAGCTGCTGGCGGTGGTTTTGTAGCGGCATTGTCTGCTTCAGTGCGTCCCGTAGTAACATATTGGATATTAGCGCTATGGTCATTTGTTCATGTATGGTTAGCTTATAACTCATGGGTTAACGGTATGCCTCCAGTAGACGTATTTAAAGTAATGATGTCAGCAGACTTTTCTGCTCTTGTATCTGGTACTCTTAACTACTGGTTCCTTGATCGTACACTTAATAAACGTGGACTATGAACTTAACACTAGCCGCAGACTTATGTAAAAAGTTTGAGGGCTTTAGGTCTAAGCCCTACTTGTGTCCTGCTAATGTAGCTACTATTGGTTACGGCAGTACATACTATGCTGATGGTAAAAAGGTAACGCTTCAGGACGCTCCTATGAGTGAGCCTGAGGCTTACGACCTTCTACTCAGAGAATTACACCATACTTATTTACCCGGAGTACTTAAGTATTGTCCTGTACTAGCTACAGATGAAAGAAAATTAAATGCCATTGTAGACTTCTGCTATAACTTGGGAGTTGGCAGACTTCAAACCAGTACATTAAGACGAAAGATTAATGAGCAAGACTGGGAAGCCGCTAAAGCGGAGTTAATGAAATGGAATAAAGCTGGCGGTAAAGTTCTTGCTGGACTCGATAAGAGACGCAAAGCTGAATGCCAATTACTCGGTACCTAATAGAAATAAAAGGAACAACGTTGAAACGTAGTATTAAACAACGTAACGAAAAGTTTACTAAAGAAGAAAAAGCTTTTCATATTAATCCCAAGACACACAATCAAAAATTATTGTTAGAAGCAATCAACGAGTTTCCTATTACAGTTACTCTTGGTGCCGCTGGAGTAGGTAAAACATATTGTGCTGCAAGTAAAGTTGCACAATTATATTTAACAGGTAAATATAATAATATTATTCTTACCCGAAGTAATGTACCTACAGGGAGATCATTGGGATTCTTTCCTGGCGACATCAACGAGAAACTAACCCCATGGCTATTACCTCTTATTACAGTACTAGAAAAACAACTAGGTAAAACTAAATTTGAGTATATCAAAGCTAAAGGTATTTTACAATTACAACCATTGGAGACTATCCGTGGTAGATCATACGAGAATTCTTTAGTGTTAGTTGATGAATGTCAGAACTTAACTATTGAAGAGCTTAAGGCTATAACAACAAGGTTAGGTGAGAATTCTAAGATGGTTCTTATGGGTGACTCATCTCAATCTGATATTGATAATGGTTCTAATATTATTCGCTTCTGTCATATCTGTGAGAAACATGATATTGAAATTCCTATTGTTAGGTTTACAGTAAACGATATTGTCAGATCAGATATTGTTGGTCAATTAGTTAGAGCATTTATTAAAGAAAAGATTTAAGGAACTAATATGGCAATTCCAATTGAACAGCTAGGTAAAGGCGGTCTTAATACAGACTTACCACCTATGATTGTACCTCAAAACACATTCACAGACGTACTCAATGTACGTTTTGATGATGAAGCAGTATCAACAATTACAGGTGAATCTATCTACAGAACAGTCTCTATTGCCCCTGACTATGGCATTCATTGGAGACGTCCAGATCAAGGTTATAATATCTTTGCTAAGGATGGTAGCATTGTTCGTGTTGATGCAGCTGGTAATCAGTCTACTATGTATTCTGGTTCTGGCTCATCATACACTAACAGCGATTGGCAAGGTACCTTGTTTAACGGTGGTTATGCTATTGTGCTTAACAATGGTAGAACAACACCTTTGTATTGTTTGTATGGAGACATTAATGCTGGGTCAGCATTTCTCCCACTTCCTAACTGGAACTATTTATCTAACTTAACTATTACAGCTAAAGTTGTTAGATCACTTAATTATTCGCTTGTTGCGGCTAACCTTACTATTGCAGATAGTACTACAGGTTTAACTACATATGCACCAAGCACTGTTCGTATCTCTGTTCAAGCCGCTACAGGGGCTATTCCTGATGTATGGCAACCTGGAACTACAACAGACACAGCTGATGAATTTGAAATTAATACCACTTCGCCTATCTTAGATATGGCTGAACTACGTGGTAATATGTTTATATATTCCTCAGACAGTATTAGTATATTGTCTATTGGAGTTAATGGAACACGAGTTGTTCCTTATAGTGAGTCGTACGGGATTTTATCTGTAGACTGTGTATGTGAATTTGATGGTAAACATTTTGTTGTTGACCGTAATGATATCTATTTGCATAACGGTTCAGGTAATATTGAATCCCTTGCTGACTTCCGAATTAAAAAGTATTTCTTTAATAATTTAAATAAAGATGCTATTGATAAAGTACATGTAACAAGACATGCTTTCTATAAAGAGATCTGGATTAATTACCCTAAAGGATCTTCTACAGTATGTAATGAAGCGTTGATCTATAATTATAAAAATAATACATGGTCTAAACGTCAAGCTACTAACATGACATACTCTTTCTTTGGTCCTGCTAATGTATCTAATACATTTCAATATGGTAAAGAAGTAGTATACTTCACAACAACTACATCAACAACTCTTGTTGAGAGTAGTGGTTATCAAATGTGGAATGGTAGTGCATTAGCTTCATACACTTCTTATGTTGAGAAAAAGAAACTTAACTCAGGGGATGTAACAGGGAGTTCAATAATTGTTTCACTATATCCAATATTTGATACTGTTCCTATTGATAGTAATATTACTATCCGTGTCATAGGACAAAATAATTATGTAAAAGATGTTGATCTTTCTATTGATGATCCATTACTAAAAGATACTTTTACTTTCTTACCTAATAATGAAAAGTCACAAGGCTACAAGGTTGACCCAAGGGTTAATGGTCGTGTACTTAACTATAGAATTACTGCAACGAATTACTGGCGACTAGCTATGATGGCTCTTGACGCTAAACCTGCTGATCGGAGGTAATATGTTTAATCCACCTATTACAGGTGATAGAGAGCTTGATGCTTTCTTAGCACAACTTGTACTTGAAGGTACATCTGGGGCTACTGACGGATTAACCGCAGACACAGCTACCGGTATTATCAGTGATAAGTATGGTAAAATTGTTGGTTATCTTTATAGATACCTTGCTATTAAATATGCTGATGATAACGTTGGTACTAACATTTCTAATGTACCTACCAACAAAACTTATTATGGTGTTTATAACTCAGATGATTCAAGTGAGTCAAGTAATCCAGCAGCGTATACTTGGTATCAAGTTACTGGTGGATTTGGTGTAACTAAGTTTTTGTTTTATCAAACAGTAGGTGGTCGTAAAGTTAACTTTGCTGTTTCTACTGCGGCACCAGCTTCAGGTTGGTTAGTAGATCCCGGAACAGCTATTGATGCTGATATTGTTACATCAGGAACAAACACTATTGTTGTTGATTCTTTTTCATCTTTCTTTACTCCTGCTGTTATGCAGGTGCCTCGATCAGGTAACCCATTAGCTCCTGTGTTTACAGGTATAACGCCTAAACTATATGCGGTTAATTCTAATGTGCTTGTACCATTTGTTGCGGCTCAGACAGATGCAGATGTAAGCTTTACTAATAACACTTGGCGTATTGGTAACAGCTCAACAAGCGGTAATGGTGATATTGGTTATACTAATGTAACATTTAGTGCTCCTACAGATGCAGGTGAATATGCCGCTTGGTCAGCTCCTTCAGCTATGGCAAGTAGTCCTGCTTCTATTACTGTACCTATTCGTTTTAAAAATAGTACAGGAGCAGTTACACAAGCTAGTGTTGCTACTGTTCAATTAGTATTTGCTGATCCAGGAGCGACAGGCTCTAGTGGTCCTACTGTAGACATCTCTGGTTATACTTCCTTTGTACAAGCATCTAGCGGAGCATTCACACCTGCTAATGCTACTCTTGGAGCTATAACAAGTAACATTACAAGTCCAACGTATAGCTGGGCTATATCAGGTGCTACACCTGCAACAGCAACCACAAGTACTGTTGTTGTTACCCCTCTTTCTGCCGCAACTAAAGTAGACGTTACATTAACCGTTAATGGTTCTAACCTTACAAGCCCAGTAGTTAAGTCTGTTAGTATGCCTATTGTTTATAATGGTGTACCCGGAGTTGCTGGAGCTAATGGTGTTATGTCAGCGTTTCCTTCTATATATCGATGGACATCTAATTCTACTCCACCAGCAAGACCATCAACAACATCTACTTATACATGGTCAACAGGGGCTTACACGCCACCTACAGGTTGGTATACATCCGCACCAAGTGAAACTACTCCAGGATATTACTTATGGAGTATTACTGTTCCTCTTAATGAGTCAGCAACAGTTGCTACTTCTACTCTTGACTGGACTAATGTAAGTTATCCTATTAGAGGTATTGCTTATAACGGTTCTAATGGTGCTACTGGTAATGCTGGATCAGCTACCTTTGTTATTACCCGTGTAGCTAATGATAGTAGCGCTCCTACAAACGCTGAAGTTACTGCTGTTCTTGGTCGTAATCCAGTGTCAGGAGATATTGTTACTGTTAGTTATAACAACTATAATAATGCAGTAGTCTATAGATACATTACTTCTTGGTCTTTATTCTCAACATATATTACTGGTTCTCTTATTGTAGAGAACACTATTACTGCAAGTAAGCTTTCTGTTTCTGCTTTGTCAGCTATTACTGCTAACCTTGGTACAGTTACTGCTGGTGAAATTCAAACATCAGGATTTAAAACAGGTACAACAGGGCAACGTATTGAGATTAACAGCTTAGTACCTCCATCAACTACTGTACGGGACAACCGTATTACAGCCTATGACTCAAGTAATATTAAATTCCTTACTATGGGTGGTACTGGTGGTGCAGACGTTAATAGTGCTGTTATTGGTATTAGTGGAACATCAAGTATTACTAATCCAGTATGGTTAGAATATTCAGGCGCTATTGGTTCAGGTGTTACAGCTAACACTAGTGGAGCTGGTAATGGATTCTCAGCTGTATCTAATGCTAATGGTAGATTGTTTTATGGTGCTATTAATTCTGGTAGTAATCCAGATGCAGGATTCAGGATTGACGTTGTAGGTACAGGTCACACTAACCCTGCGTTTATGGCTCTTACTGGTACAAGTACTGGTGCGGCTTTCTTTGCTGGTGGTACAGGAGACGGTTATGCTTTTGATGGTGTAACAGGGACAGCAGGTACTGCAGGAACTAAATCAGGTATTGGTTATTTTAGAGGATTAGACTTCCCTACTAACACAAGTACTATTGTTACTCCGGGTACATACGCAACTATTACAGTACCTAGCTTTAACTTTCAATCTGCTGGTGCATTAACATACAACATTACTCTTGAAGGAACAAACTATATATTTGTTCTTGAGTATGATTATGAATTTTTATCGTCTATTGAAGAACTATCTTCAGCTATATCTACTAATATTAACAATCAATGGACAGTATCCGTAACAGGCTCTTTAACTTCTACTTCTATAACCCTTAAGAAGCCAACTGTTGGTCCTGTATCAGGGACAAACACTGCTATTATTGGTTCTAATACTGGTTCATTTACTAATGGTACTAATCCTGTATATTCAGGAACACTTGGAACAGTACGTGTTCAACCACCACCAAATGATGTAACAAAAGTATTACGTGGTGACGGTACATGGGGCGTAGCTGGTGGCACTGGTGGGTTAAGCAGTGTTGGTATTTCTGTACCTACTG